TAAAAAGCTAGAAGATGAACTTGTTGAATGTACAGATCCTGTATTAACAGTTAAGTTAGAAAAAAGATTAGCAAGACTATCAGCTAAAGTAGCTATTGTAAAAGTAGGTGCTAACTCTGAAGTTGAGTTACAAGAAAAGCAAGCTAGAGTAGAAGACGCAATATGTGCAACTAAAGCTGCTATAAAACAAGGTATAGTACCAGGTGGTGGTATAGCTTTATTAAACGCTGCTGACGAAATAAAAGTTAATACAGAGTCAGAACAAGCGTTGCTAGAAGCTATTAAAGCGCCTTTTAAGACCATTTTACATAATGCAGGTATTGAAGACTACAAAATGCCAACAAGCAAAGGAGATGGTTTAAATGTTGTTACAGGAAATATGGTAAATATGATTGAGTCAGGGATTATTGATCCTTTACTTGTAACTAAAAGTGCTTTAAACAATGCGGCTTCTGTAGCTACTACTATTTTATCAACTGATTGTGTAATCAATAACTTAAGAATAGGTGATGAAAGCAATAGGTAAAAACTTAGTAGTTAAAATATCAAAAGCCGGTATATCTAAAACTCAAGGTGGTTTACTGTTAGGTGAAAAACAAAGAGAAGATATAAGATATGCTGAAGGAACTATAGTATCAGCAGGAGCTGATGCAGGTGGTTTAAAAGCAAATGATGTTATTTATTTTGATAAAAATAATTCACATCAAATAGAAGTTAAAGACGAAATCTATAATGTAGTTAAGCTAGATCATGTAGTTATTGTTTTATGAGAATAGAACCTAGTGACATAAGAGAGTTAAACCTTTTAAAACATTATAGAATTATTAGAAAGTGGGCTTGTAAAAATTACGAGCTAAATGATGCAGACTTAGAGTTATTAATATATTTCGATTGCATGGATCTTTTTACACGAGAAGATTTTAAAATCGGTACGTATTCTTATAGTTGGGACAATAGACGCTGGAACAGATTACTTAAAGAAGGTTGGATAACGGTTTGGAGAAAACACAATCGCACAACTCAAAAGTATAATATTTATAAAGTTTCCTTCAAGTGTAAACAACTAATAAGTCGTATGTACCGAATTATGCTAGGAACAGAGGATATACCTACAAGTCTACATCGTAATAAAATAATGAAAGGTAAAACCTATATGGATAAAGTAATGATTACATCCATTAACAATGTTAACAAAGATAAAAACCGATAATCATGGGAAAAAAAGAAAAAAAAGTAGAGGTAAAAGAATTATCTCCTATTGACAAAAAGATTGCTAAGTTAGAAGCTAAAATAAAAGTTTTAAAATCTAAAAAATAAAGATATGATTAATCCTAATAAATTTGCTAATCAAAAAATCCAAGAATTAGGTAAAAGTCTTTTTCAAGGAGAAGAAATGGCTCAGCAAATGGCTAACAAGCAATTAGATCAACCGGTTCCTCCTCCAGGTCCTTATGGTGATATGAATCCTATAATGAACAAAGAAAGTAGAGAAGCCAGAAGACAGGAGAGAAAAAATATTAGAATGGCCAACAAAGGTTTACGTAAAGCTAGAAGAGAAAGAGCTAAAGGTGTAAAAGAGCAAGGTCAAGAAAATTATAGCTATGACGGTTATGAAAAAGGTAGATATAATAAAAAAGGTGATGACATAGAATATGGTAAAACACCTAGATATTCTAAAAAAAATCCACCTTTAAATCAAGGTACAATTCCAGAACCTATAAATGATCTATCAAAAAGACCTAAACCAATGCCGGAGGTACCAATGGAACAAACGCCTCAAAAAATTTATAGAGAACCATCTGGGAAACGTATATACAGATCCAATAAACAACAACAACTAAAAGATTACGCGGAAGAACCATCAAGAGTTCCAGAAAGAGTAGTGCAAAAAATTTATAAAAAATAATATTATGGCAAAAAACCCAGGACAAGTTGGTGCTAACGCAACGTGGGATGGACCCCACAAACCAACTAATTTAAAAGAAGGAAATCCAAGATATGGTATGGATCCAATGCAAGTACTAAAAGATCCACTACCATATAAAGCAGGACCAATATCTTCAATAGCTAAATCTAAGCTTGGTGGTGGTTGGCCTGATAGCATGGTTGCTGACAGATCTATAAATCCAACAGCAAAGTAAAATTTCACTAAAATGAGTGATAGAATAAGTGAACACATCTCGCTTAAAGAAGGGATTAAATCTCACACAGCTACTAGGCTTGGTATTGATAATACACCTAGAGAAATAGATTTAATTAACATGAAAACTATTGCAGAACAAGTGTTTGAACCTCTACGTAAATGGGTGGGTGGTCCAATCGCTATTAATAGTTTCTATCGCTCTCCCCAACTCAATTCTGCCATTGGCGGAAGTACAACCTCTCAACATTGTATTGGTTGTGCACTTGACCTAGACGATAACTATGGTTATAAAACTAATGCAGAGATGTATGAATATATAAAAAATAATTTAGATTTTGATCAGATTATTTGGGAATTCGGTACGGATGAAAATCCTAATTGGGTGCATGTGAGTTATATATCTGAAGATGCTAACAGAAGAAGATGTTTAAAAGCTTATAAAGAAAACGGTAAAACTAAATACAAAATAATATGAATTCGCCTTTTTTTAAAAAAATGATGAAAAACCCGTGCTGGAAAGGTTACGAGGCTTATGGTATGAAAACTAAAAATGGTAGAAAAGTACCTAATTGTGTTCCTAAGAAAAAGAAAAAATAATGGCTTTTAACTTACCTAACGGACCGCTTGACATGCGTAAAACTACGCAAGGAAAGGGTAGAACTTTTAGAAAAACAGAAGAGGGTGCTGGTATGACTAAAACAGGTGTTAAACAATATAGAAGAGAAAACCCTGGAAGTAAATTAAAAACTGCAGTAACTGGTAAAGTTAAACCAGGAAGTAAAGCTGCTAAAAGAAGAAAATCATTCTGCGCTAGATCAAAAGGCTGGACCGGTGAAAGAGGTAAAGCTGCTAGAAGAAGGTGGAAATGTTAAATAAAAAAAAATAAAAAAAAATGATTAGAAATTATTACACTGATTCTTATAAGTCTGGTTTAGTTGTAACACCAAGTGATACACTATTATTAGACGGCAGAACAAAATCAACAACACCACAAAGTTCTTGGAAACAATATAACTTATATGTTGGTAATTCACCAACTTCATTGCCAGTTACAACAACTGACAATAACAATGCTGTAAGTAACTCAGCTAACGTTGGTTTAAAGTCTCCTAATGCACAAATTAAAGTTGGTATGAGAGTTACTGGTGCTGGTTTACCGGCTGATGGTCTTTTAATAGCTAGTGTAACAGATGCTAGTAACTATGTTTTAGCACAAGCTGATACTATAGCTGCTGATGCAACCCTTACTTATAGTTGGGATACAGAAGCTACTTTAAAAGTACACACTGTAAATGATGAAGCAATAACATTTGTAAAACCTGCTCAAGGTTTTGTGTTACCAGTTAGTGTAGTACAAGTATACGCTACAGGAACTGGAGGTGGTGTAGTAGATCTAATCGCATTAAGTTAATATTATGAACCAACCATTTTACAAAACAGGCTGGATACAAGATGTAACTAAAAGTATAAAGAAAAGAGGTACAAAAGGAGTTTGTACCGGATCTAAATTTGGTGGACCTAGTTGTCCTCCAGGTAGTAAAAGATACAACCTAGCTAAAACGTTTAAAAAAATGGCTAAAAAATAAATAAAACCATGGGAACAAAAATTACTAAAAGCAACGTGAGATCTGCTATCAAGGATGACAAAGCTCACATCGATTATTTAAAAAGAGATGTTTTAGATGATCAGAAAAAAGGAGGAAAATACAAAGATATTAATCAAACAGCTGATGAAAAGCATATTTCTAAATTAGCTGGAGATATAAAACACGATCATACGTTTATATCTAAACACATGAGCTCGTAATTATGGGAAAATATAAACACAAAGGAAAAGGCAGAAACATCTCAGTAGGTGGTGGTCAAGAAAGAAAAGACTTATTTAAAGATATGTCTGGAGGTTATAATGCTATGGGCGATTCAAATAGTCCAAATTATAAATATAACGGAAGTGCGTTTAAGCAAAGATTTAGTTCACCCATGGAAAAGTATGGACCTTTACATGGTAATGCTTTTGGTCACGCTATGCAAAAAGCTGGAGGTGATTATGAAAAAGCAAAATCTATGTTAGAGATGAAAGGATCACCAATGTATCAAGGAAAACAAAAGCATCAAGTTAGTGGAGTAGATTCTAAAGCTTCTGAACCAAAAGGTAACATGAAAGGTTTAAATAAAAAAACCGCTCCAATGATGCCTGAGCCAAAACAGCCAAAGCAAATTACTGGAAAATGGATGAAAACCGTATATCCAGATACTCCATTAAATAAATCTGGTTGTACTAGTGGCGGTAGCTCTAGATCACCTTATAAACTAATGGGTGATCCTAATAAAAAAATGGACAGATTATCTGCTAAGCATAAATCACTTTATGACCGTTTTGAAATGGGTCAAACTAGTGAAGCTGAAGAACAAAGAATGTATAGACTAGAAGATCGCATGGATAAAGTAGGTAAAAAAATAAAAAAGTCTAAAAAAACTCCATTAAATCAAGGCACAGAATCTAAATACAAAAAAGTCAATGTTCAAGACTTAGAGGACATGGGCGCTGTAAAAAAAGATAAAAAAGGTATGTTCGTTGTGAATTCTGATGAAATGAAGACTGGCACTTCCAGAGATACACTAAGACTTCCAAGAGGTGCTAAACATTATTCAGGTAAAAGTTATAAAAAAGGTCAATTAATAGATGAATCTGATTTCGAAGATTTTGCAAAAAGTGTAAATAATGCACCTTTAAAGCAGGGAGGTTCTCCTAAGCAATTAAACGCTAGAATGGTTAAACCTAAAATTGAACCAATGGAAAGTGCACCAGGACCTGTTAAACCTAAAAAGCGAGGTGCTTCAATGACTAAAACAGTCAAAAAGCTACCTAAAACTAAAGCTTCAATGACTAAAACAGTTAAAAAGCTACCTAAAACTAAAGCTTCAAAAAAAGAAATATTTCTTGAAAGTAGCGCATCACCAGGTAGCAAAGCTCCATTAAATCAAGGAACTTCTACACACGGGAAACGTCACGATAGATTACGAAAAAAAGGCAAAGAACTAGATAAAAAATCATTTAATCAACCTGAAAAAAAGGTTAGAAAATCAGATAGACAATATCTAAGAAGTAGAAAAAAACTTGACAAAGCAAGAGAAATTAGAAAAAACAATAAATAACAACAATCAATAAACATTAACAAAAAACAAAAATCAATTATTATGGCAAAATTTATCTCAATTCATTCATCAGGAGCAGGGCTCGATGGTGGTGATGTTTTAATCGGAGTTGACGGCATCGTAGGTGTTGACGCAGCTTCAGGAACAAGTACAGTTATCAAATTAGACGGTGGTGTAATCGACGAATGTACAATTACTCACGGTTCAACAGGAACTACTCCGTCTGTAAGAGACGCAATCAATTACGCATTAACTGCTAACCCAGGTGGTGTAAAAGCTAAAGTTAAGCTTCCATCAGGAATAACAGTTTCAAACGTTGTTTGGTCGTAATGAAACCAAAAGGCTTAGGTGATAGAATAGAAGATTTCACTAAAGCAACTGGAATTAAAAAAGTTGTTGATTCAGTGTCACAGGGTTTAAACATACCCTGTGGCTGTCAACAGCGTAAAGAAAAACTTAATAAATTATTCCCGGGAAAGTAATGGCTTTTAAAATAAATCCACCATACGTTATCGATAACACTCCAATTTACAATGTAGGTTTAGAGGAAGGTGTATTAGGAAAAGCAGACAGAAATGGAAGTATTTTAATAAGTAAAGATATTAAAGATCCAAAACAAATACAAGATGTAGTCGCTCATGAAAAGATTCATATAGATCAGATGAAGCGAGGTGATTTGGATTATGACGATAATAATGTTTACTGGAGAGGTAAACGTTACTCAAGAAAAACAATGGAGGAAGGTGCTAAAAATCTTCCTTGGGAAAAAGAAGCTTATGCCAGATCCTAAAAAGAAATTTAAAGATACGACAGTAGGTAAACTATTGTTTGGTGCTGCATCATTAGTTAATCCTGCTTTAGGTAATGTACTAAGTGGTGTAACTTCACCAGCTGAAGCTATTGCTGCTATCGGTAAATCCGATGTAAGTGGTGAAGATAAAATAAAACTACAACAGCTTATATTTGAACAACAAAATAAAGAAATGGAAGCTGTTACATCAAGGTGGAAAGCCGATTCAATGTCAGATTCATGGCTTTCTAAAAACGTACGCCCATTAGTATTAGTGTGGTGTATTGTTATATTTTCACTAGCTGGAATACTAGATAGTGTAGAATCAATACCATTTCATATAGGTGTAACTTGGAACGATACTTTTGAAAAAGTAATGATGTCCGTAGTTTTAGCCTATTTTGGTGGACGCACGACAGAAAAGGCTACAAGTTTATTTAAAAAATAAATAAAACCTGTAACTATATTAATACATTAATAACCAATTAAATTAAATTAAAATGAGTGAAGTAAAATCAATTTCCAAAGACCAATTAGAAAAGATTCAAGGTTTTCAAAAAGAGTTAAACAAACTTTTAAATGAAACAGGTTTCTTAGAAGCCCAAAAAACCGCAGTATTAGCTAAGTTCCACGAAGTTAACAAACAAACTGAAGACTTCAAAAAAGAACTAGAAGAAGAATACGGTTCGATTAATATTAATCTTGAAGACGGTTCTTATACTCCTATCGAAAAAGAAGAAGAAGTTAAGGAGTAATGTCATCTGTTATTAGAAAAATCAGCATTGGATCTGATTATAAAACTGATGCAATGCATTATTCTCTAACTCAATCAGTATATGGAGGTCACACTATATCTCATATACTTTTTGACTCAGAAGATAATTCTTATAACATTTACATTAAAAAAAACAACGAGGTATTGCCGTGGAAGAAATTTAATTCTAACATGGCTATATCCGTTGAGTATGATTTAGAATACTAATGAAAAGTATTTTTGATTTTATCGTTGAACCTTACGGTCAGCGATATAATAATGAAGTTAAGGTAGGTGACAAAAGCCTCATAATTAACACTAAGTCAGAAAGTTTTAAATCTGTTAATAATATAGCTAGAGTTATAGCTGTACCTAAAGCTTATAAAACACCTGTAAAACCAGGTGATTTAATTATGATTCATCATAATGTGTTTAGAAGATTTTTTGATATAAGAGGACAAGAGAAAAATAGTAAGTCTTATTTTAAAGACGGTATGTATTTTGTTCAATTAAATCAAGTTTATTTATATAAATCTAAAGACAAATGGCAAGCTTTTGGTGATAGATGCTTTATAAATCCAATTCATAACAATGACGATCTAGACGCTAATTTAGAAGAAAGACTCATTGGTATACTAAAATATGGTAATAGTTCCTTAGAAGCGTTAGAAATACACGAGGGAGACCTAGTTGGTTACACACCGTTTGGTGAATATGATTTTATAGTGGATGGAAAGCGTCTTTATTGTATGAAATCAAATGATATTGTAATTAAATATGAACGTCAAGGAAACGAAAAAGAATATAATCCAAGCTGGGCACAGAGCAGTTGAAGAGCTTATAAAAGTAGCTAAAGAAGCTATTGTTGATTCTGATGATGATATATCAGCTGATAGATTAAAAAACGCAGCGGCTACAAAAAAGCTAGCTATATTTGATGCTTTTGAAATACTTAATCGTATTAAAGAAGAAGAAGATATGTTAAATGATAAACCAAAAGAAGAAAAGAAAAAAGAAGCTTTTGGTGGATTTGCAGAAAGAAGATCTAAATAATGTATAAGCAAACTTTATATAAGGTAATTGATCATATAAAACCTCATGTAATAAAAAGATTGAATAAATCTAAAAAATGGGAGTACGGTTATAACAAAGAACACGATGTTATTGTTATATCTAAAAGTGGTCAAATAGGTGAGGTTTATGAAATACAAAATTTAAAAATAGCATTACCAAAAGAAAAAGATGTTAACAAGGATTACGATAAATGGCAAGTACATGAGTATCCTAAAGCATTAAAAAAAATTAAAACAATATTTGACTGGAAACAATATCCAGATGATTTTAAAGAAAAATGGTATGCATATATTGATAGAGAATTTGCTAGGCGCCACGAAGGCTATTGGTTCACTAATAAAGGTAAAGCTACTTATATTACTGGTACTCATTACATGTACTTGCAGTGGTCCAAGATTGATGTTGGGCAAGCAGATTTTAGGGAAGCAAACAGATTATTCTTTATATTCTGGGAAGCTTGTAAAGCAGATAAACGTTGCTACGGAATGTGCTACCTCAAAAACAGACGGTCTGGTTTTTCATTCATGGCATCAGGCGAAACTGTCAACCTTGCCACTATCTCTAGTGATGCTAGATACGGTGTCTTATCAAAGTCTGGGGCTGATGCAAAGAAAATGTTTACCGATAAAATCGTACCAATTTCCGTCAACTATCCGTTTTTCTTCAAACCGATTCAAGACGGTATGGATCGACCAAAAACAGAACTTGCATACAGAGTTCCAGCCAGTAGGTTTACAAGACGTAAATTAGATAGCAATGAACAGTTAGAAGAATTAGAAGGATTAGATACAACTATTGACTGGAAAAATACTGGAGACAACAGTTATGATGGTGAAAAATTAAAACTACTTGTACACGATGAATCTGGTAAGTGGGAAAAACCTGACAATATATTAAACAACTGGAGGGTTACAAAAACTTGTTTACGATTAGGTTCTAGAATTATAGGTAAGTGTATGATGGGATCAACGTCAAATGCTTTAGATAAAGGAGGTAGAAATTATAAAAAAATATATGATGACTCAGACGTTACCAGAAGAAACCGCAATGGGCAGACTAGCTCGGGATTATATAGCTTGTTCATACCTATGGAGTGGAATTACGAAGGATACATTGATTCTTATGGCTTACCTGTCTTTGAGACACCGCAAAAACCTAAAGAAGGGCCAGATGGTTTCCCCATTGAAATCGGTGTTATCGAACACTGGGAAAATGAAGTAGATGGCCTTAAGAACGATCCT